ATACCAAGCACCGACAAACCAGAGCGCTGAAATGGGAATTCCCATCTCGCTTAGGAATTGGTTAGTAGACGAGCTAATCTGCGAGGCGCTCATCCAGATGAACAAGGCTGCGCACGCAATCGCGAATGCAGCGACATAAGGGAAATGCAGCCAACTGAAATCGAATTCATCGACCATGAACTTATGGTCTTTGCTGCTGATCCGTACTGACACTGCGGCATCTGTACGGCGATATAGATAGTCTTCGCGATGCGGTTCGAAACGCGCAAGAAAGCGTTGCCGCGTAGAGCTGACTGCGTAGCTAAACATTGTTCAGCAGATAGCTGCGCGGGCAAAAATTACAACAGCACTTCGTTCACGTTTGCAATGCTTGTGCGTTGATCAATAAAAGGAAGTAACCATGACCGACTGGTACGGCCAGCCGCTCACCACGCTTGCCTTTCTTTGGCGAGTCGAGCGTTCGGACGGCGTTGCGATCGGCTTTACGTCACATGACCGCGATCTGATCCGCGACGGCTTTGTCTATCGCGCCGCGCCGGGGATGGTGCCGTCGGCGATCCGCTTGTCGGATGGGTTCGAGGCGGACGATGTCGATCTCGACGGCGCGCTGACATCGAGGGCGTTTACTGAAGAAGATTTGCGCGCGGGTCGCTGGGACGGGGCGCGGCTGGTGCTGAGCGCGGTCGATTGGTCCGATCCCGACGCACAAGCCGTGATGCTGGTGCGTGGGTCGTTCGGGTCGGTGGCGTTGCGCGACGGGCAGTTCAGTGTCGGCCTTCGCGGCGTCGCATCGGTGTTCGACGCGGCGGTGGCGGAAGAGACTTCGCCGGCGTGTCGCGCGACGCTTGGCGACCGGCGGTGCCGTGTCGATTTGGCGGGGCGACGATACGGCGCGCGGGTTGTGGCGGTCGCAAGGTCGGCGGTGACGCTCGATACCGGTTTCGCAGACGGAATTTTCTCGGGTGGATCGCTGCGCTGGGTCGACGGGGCGCGCGCGGGGATCGTCGAGCGCGTGCTGGCGTCGGCGGGAGCGAACGTGACAATCGCCGAGCCCGTCGTCATCTCGACCCCTGTCGCCGTCGAACTGGTCGAGGGGTGCGACCGGCAGCTTGGCACCTGTCGGGATCATTTTGCAAATGTCGTTAATTTCCGGGGCGAGCCGCATCTGCCCGGCAACGATCTGTTGACGCGCTATGGGGGCTAGAGCGGTGGCGCGGGCGCGCGCTTTGGTCGGGACGCCGTTCCGGTTGCACGGG